AAGATTGATCACAGTAAGTACTACACCGGGCGCAACATTCTCAGTTATTGTTGGCGACGGTGGTAATGCAGGTTCTAATGGCGGTACATCATATTTTGGCGCCTATTCATCATTGGGTGGCTTTGGTGGAGCATCTGGTAGTGGCACAACTGGTGGTGCTGGTGGTGCCGGTGGCAACGGTACATTGTCAGGTGGTTCAGCATCGAGTGTTGCATCGAACGCGGCTTTCTTATTCGCTGGAGGAGGCGGCGGCTCAGGACAATTAAACGGTTCAGGCGGAGCGGCTGGTTCTAACGCTAGCAGTTCGACTGGCGGTACTGGCGGTTACGGTATTCAAGTTAATAATTTTTACGGTAATAATAACTTCCAAATTACTGGCGGCGGTGAAGGTGGATCAACAGGAGCCAATACCGGTACTGGTGCTAACTACGGCGGCGGCCAAGGCGGCGGCGTTGGAGAAACAGGATTCGGAGGTTCACCAAATACCGGCGGCGGTGGCGGCGGCGGTGGCGTAAATATTTCAGGCGGAAGTGCTGGTGTTCCTGCTACTATTACTGGTTTGGCTGGCGGCAAAGGCGGAAGCGGATTAATACTAGTTGGCTGGCCATAAAATATTCTTTCTAACAGCTTGACCTGATAACTATAAGAGTGTATTATAAACACTCAGCTGAGGTTATCATGGACGAGAAAATCGAAAAAGCATTTGCCGTAGCCAATTACATGTCTACGCTATCCAATCAACGTAGAATTATTTTAGAAGAGTATACTCAAAAATTGGTATACTATATCAACGGCGCTACATTTAAAGTTGATTATAACTTAATTAATTTTGCTAAAAACTTAGTAGACTTAGGGCATACTGAAGATATTGCATTTGTTGATGCAAATAATCAACCTGTAATTATTACAGATGTACAGGATTTTCTAGATAACATCATATCTGTTTATTTTGAAGCAGTAAACGAATACGCTACCAAGTTTACAGAAATCAAACGCAAACGCAAAGTACAAGACCTTGTAGATCTATGACAACTGGTTGCGTAATCTTTGCACAGAATACAGTTGGCGTAGACTATGTTAAACTCGCTATATTTGCGGCCAAACGTGTAAAACAATTCTTAAATATTCCTGTTAGTCTTGCCACGGACAGTATTGATTATCTATCATTCTACCCTGGGCATACTGAAGTGTTTGATAAAATTATTCCTATTACTGGAAATACAAATCAGCAAAAAAAGTTTTATGACGGCACACTTGCTTATAAAACTATTGAGTGGAAAAATTTAACTAGAAACAGAGTGTATGATATAACTCCATACGATCGCACTCTTGTTATAGACAGTGATTTTATTGTCAATTCAGATACATTACTAAAAGCACTAAACAACGATTACGAATTTCAAATTTATCGCAATAGTTTTGATCTAGCCGGCTGGCGCGGCGATACTTACTCTAGAATAAACCAGCATAGCATTCCGTTCTATTGGGGTACAGTTTTTATTTTTGAAAAAACAATTAGTACAAAAGCATTCTTTGATCTAATCGAATATATAAAAATCAATTGGGAATACTTTAGAGTTGTTTATAAAATCGATAGTCCGTTGTATAGAAACGATTATTCTTTTAGTATTGCTATTCATATTATGAATGGTAGTACAGATGGAGACTTCGGTTGGGAATTACCTGGGCAAATGAACTACATTTTAGATAGAGACATATTTGTTGATATGAAAGATACCAGTATGCAATTTTTAGTAGAAAAACAATACTATCCAGGAGAATACACACTAGTATCTACAAACAATTTAGATGTACATGTTATGAATAAACAGAGTCTAACAAGATTTATCGATGAGGGTTATGGTGTCTAAAGGTTACGTTGTACTCGCACAAAATACCGCGGAAGATGATTATGTAAAGCAAGCATACGCACTAGCTTTAAGTATTCATGCAACTCAAACTGAGAAAAATATCAGTATCTTAACTAACGACAATGTTCCTGAAGAATACCTACATGCATTTGATCAAGTAATAGCTATTCCTTGGGAGGATACTAACAGCAGATTTAGAGCAGAAAATCGTTGGAAAATTTATCACATAACACCTTACGATGAAACTATTGTGCTAGATACTGATATGTTGATGTTAAAAAATATCGACGATTGGTGGTGGTATGCCCAAGATCATAATTTGTTATTTTGCGAAAAAACTTTAAATTTTAAAGGCGAAATAATTGACAGTAGTATGTATAGAAAAACATTTACTGCTAATCAATTACCTAATACACACTTTGCACTACACTATTTTAAAAAATCACAGCAAGCAGAATATTTTTATAAAACATTAGAATTTGTTGTAAACAACTGGGCATGGTGTTACGGTAAATTTGCACCAGAACATTATCAGGATTGGTTAAGCATGGACTTAGCGGCCGCTATTGCATTAGAAATGGCCGGTATGAACGAGTGTGCTGATGTATGCAGTCCTTTAAGATTTGTTCATATGAAGCCAGGAGTACAGGATTGGCATCCAGTTCCTTTATATTGGACTGACACTATTCCTCATATCTATACAAAAGATGGCGAGCTGATAGTTGGCAACATTAAACAGCATCATTTGTTTCATTATGTAGAAAAAGATTTTGTTGCAGACGGTAACATTATTGCTAAATTAAAGGGGCTAATAAATGGATGATGAATACTTATCCGATGAAGAGTTATTAAGCCTTTGGAATCAAAATTTTATAGATGAATATAGAATCTATTTTGATAAAGAAACAGGTAATGTTCATTCTATAACTAACGAAAAAACTGACAACGGTTACGATAGTATTGAAGTTGATTTTAAAGATGTTGAGCGATTTTTAACAGGTAAAGATAATTTTATTTTTTATCGATTAGAAATAGACGATGAAGGTGCTGTAAAATTTGTAAACAAAAAAGAAAGCCCAGTTGTATTTAAAAGTAACATTATTGAATATGTCAGAGTAGTTGATAATAACACAGCAGTTTTACAAGTTGAATGGACTCCAACATCTTGGGTATTTAAAATTAGTGATAAATTTTTAACTAATCCACGTAGTAAAAGCCTAAACAGCAAAATTAATTTCTTTGTAACACGAGAAAATAATATTAATATTTTGATAAGAAATATACAAATAAAGATTAAAGATTTAGTTAATAACGGATCGTTTACTGTACCGTTTGAAACAGACGAAGAAACTCAAATAAATGATATTGCAATGTTTACGTTGCCATTTTTTGAAAGTTACGGGATGACAATCAATGACAAAGATTAAAGTAATAGAACAAGACATTATATTTCTCAGCTATGACGAGCCGAACGCTGAAAAGAATTATGCAGATTTGTTAAGTAAAGCGCCTTGGGCAAAACGTGTACACGGAGTTAAAGGTAGCGACGCGGCACATAAAGCCTGCGCGGCTCTAAGTGAAACAGAGTACTTCGTTACTGTAGATGCCGACAATATTGTAGACCCTAAATTCCTTGAAGTAGAAGTTGACTTAGAAGAATTGGGACTAACACCGGAGCATGTATTCAGCTGGTGTGGACGAGTTCATGTTAATAATTTAGAGTATGGTAACGGCGGCTTAAAAATGTGGACACGCAAATTCGTCAACGAAATGAAGACACACGAAAACAGCGAAGAAGGCGATGAGCGTGGTAAAGTAGAATTTTGTTTTGACGACAAGTACTACCAGTTTAATGAAAATTACAGCGAGAGCTTTACCAACGAAACTCCATTTCAAGCATGGAGAGCAGGCTTCCGTGAAGGTGTAAAGATGTCATTAGATCAAGGTAGTCGAGTAGAAAACTTACGTAATATTTGGTGGCAAAATTATCATCGTTTATTAATTTGGTCTAGTGTAGGAGCAGATGTTAAGAACGGTATTTGGAGTATACTAGGTGCTAGAGAAGGCTGTTGGAAAACTAATTGTACTGACTGGGATTATGCCAATGTACGTGATTTTGAGTACTTAACAAACATGTGGGAAACTACTCATGCACTAGCAGAACCAGACGAAGTAAGTAAGTATATAAATTTCTTAGGACAAGAACTTAAAGAAAAATGCAAGTTAGAAATTGCTAACCTGGACGGCGCAGGGAGCCAATTCTTTAAGAAAGTTTGGACCAATACTCCACGCATTATTAGGAAGAGATAATGTACGATATTATTTTTATCAGTTATAATGAACCTAACGCAGATGCAAACTTTGCACGTTTACAACAGCGTTTCAGTGCTCCTATACTTAAACGTGTACACGGAGTAGATGGCATTCACAATGCTCATATAGCGGCCGCAAAGAAAGCAATGACTAAAATGTTTTGGGTAGTCGACGGAGATGCTGAAGTATTAGATACATTTGATTTTAGTTATCAAGTGCCTAATAATGAATTAGACTATGTGCATGTTTGGCGTAGTGTAAATCCAATTAATGATTTAGAATACGGATACGGCGGAGTTAAATTGTTACCAAAAAAACTAACAATGAATATGTTAACTGCTAATGTTGATATGACAACAAGTATTAGTCATTTATTTAAAGCCATGCCAGAAGTTAGTAATGTAACACGTTTTAATACAGATCCATTTACCACATGGCGCAGTGCTTTTAGAGAATGTGTTAAACTGTCTAGTAATATAATTGAACGTCAAGATGATGTAGAAACACTACAGCGTCTAGCTACATGGTGTAGTTTTGGCGATGATAGAGAGTATGGAATCTTTGCTATTGCAGGAGCACTTGCAGGTAAAGCATACGGAGAAAAAAGTGCCTCCGATCTGGAGGCACTTGAGAAAATTAACGATTTTGACTGGTTGCTAAAACAATTTACTCAGCAACAAGTTGATCAGCCATCGGGAACACAGTAGAAATAACTTTTGCACAAGCAATAGCAACTTCTTGATGTTCCTTTTGTGTACCATTGCCACTACGTAATTCAATAAAATGAATCCAACTACGTAGTGTACCGTTCATGTATAAACGACTTTCGATAAGCCCTTCTGGCAATACTGCACGGGCTTGTTCTTTTGCTATGCCATTAGCGATAGCCCATTCGTATTCACGCTTGGCCGCATAGATGACTCTTTGCTGTGCTCTATACCATTCGTTTTGTAACAGTTGATCATCCACTTCGATGCTATTCTGTCTGTTCTTAGTGTCTTGCAAACGTGCTTCTCTTGTAACGAACGACAAGTCTTTAGTAGGGTCAGCATATCGCTGACTGAACTCCTGGAAGCTGAAGCTACGATGTCTAAGTATTTGTCTTGCAATGTCTCTGGTAGTGGTGATTTCAATACAGGCTGAGACCATTTCGAGTGGTGACCAGTGTTGGTGTTTGACCAAGTACTTGATGAGTTTTTCTGATGTGTCTGTGTTGAGTTGATTGCTTGGATTGCTGACACGGGCGCAGTACGCAATGAGTTCCTGTGCGTCTGCAATACCCATGTCTGCAAATTCCTGTGTAGGTTGGGAGTAACTGAGTAATCGAACATTCATTTATAATTTCTTTTTCTTTAAAAATTGACTAGTTGTTTTTTCAATGTCCTTTTTGACACGGGCAGTGTCTAATTTGAAATCAACATTGTCGATGGTGTCCTCGTAATTTTTTACGAGTTCTCCAAGTTGTTTTTCAAAAACTTGCCACCCGTCTCTGCGGGCTTCGGCTGTTATTTTCACTTCCCAAGTCTTGCCGTCCTTAAAATTGATCATGACTGCATTAAGGTATTTTAACGGCAATACATTTAACTGTATCTCCGAAAATACTTCAGGCCAACAATCAATTACATCCTTGGGAAGAGGTTTCCCAGGTGATGTCACTTTGCTTTCTTTGTTGGCGATAACGCTTCTGCCTTACGACGCATTTCTGCGGCATCTTTGCTCAACTTGTCTGCTTGGCTACGATAATACTTAGCTTCGGCTTCTGGGCTTTCAAATGACGTTGGTTCTGCTGTAGTCTGTGCTGTTGGAACAGTTTGTACAGTAGCAACTTCTTCAACTTTGACATTTGGATTCTGCTTAGGAGCTTCTGTAATGCCAGACTTTAATGACAACGCATCGACAGTAGTACCCATTTGTTCAGCAATAATTTGATTTAATTCTGACAAAGGAATGCTAACGACATTGTTAGGAGTCATTTCAACTTGGTCAGTTGAAACTTTAATTAAACGTCCTTGTGAATGCAGTGCGGCTAACATTGTGCTACCGTCTGGAAATTGGCTACGTGCCAAAACTTCACCAAACTCATTTGAGCTTTGACCACTTGGACTTTCTACTAGATTGATCAATGCATCGTGATAACTATCTGGTAAATTTTCTGTTGGTGCAATTAAGCAATTAAATGCATCGCCGGGTAGCGTACGGAATACAACTACACATTTCTTTTTGGTAGACTTAACTCTACCTACGTGTTTTAGTTCGGCCATATTAGGCTCCTTTTTGTGGTGCTTGAGCTTGTTGTTTAGCTACGGCATCCAAGAATGTTGTTAGTTTAGTATAAACTTGACCGATCGCAGTCATTTCAGCTGGCTTAAATGCACCACGTGAACTTGCTACGTCGATAATAGATTTCATTGCGCTAAGATCGTTAATGCTAAGATCAGCACCTTGTTCTTGAGCGATTTCTTGTGTCTGTTCTGGTTGTGTGTTTTCTGTTGTATCAGTCATGATATCTCCTTATGTTAATCTACACATATAATTTATCTCGATTATTTTTGTGGATAGGCAATCTTGAAGAAACTGAGTTCTTTCTCTTGCTCAAATCCAATACGTGTTATGTATACGATTGAGTTGTTATGATCTAAGGCTAGATCTTGGCCAATGTAGTATCGGCCGTTTAAATTAGCATTTATCCATGTGTCTACATTGCGGGCTGTATTTGGCTTAAAATCGTCTATGATTGTATACTTAAAATGTGGAGGGGCAAACTCAACCCTACGTAAGCCAAAGTAATTTAGTGGGTTAGGTTTGCCGTTCTTTAATGCCATATTATGCTGACTCTTTTAGTGCTTCGTAATATGCGTATTCGCCAAAGGGTGGAACAATACTGTTACTACCGTGAATTACAAATACTGTATCGCAGTAGTCTGCATCACCCCAGCTGTCCCAAGGATAGCCGTCTGTAAACATGATAAACTTTTTAGGAATAATATCATGCTCCTTCATGTAGTTCCAGTTAACATCGAAGTCAGTACCACCGCCACCCATAGGTTCGTATTCATCGAACTCGTCCATAGTGTAACCGCTATAGTCTTGTTCGTTATATACACGAGTATCAAAGCACCACAACTTAATCTTAAATTCTTTGTACTCTTGCATAATACCTTTGATTTCACTCAAGAAATCTTTTGCTTGGTCGTTACTAATAGAACCTGACATGTCAATACTTACACAGATGTCAATTGTTTCTTCAAAGTTCATACCTGGCAATACAGCACCCAAGTGCCAACCTTTACGGTTAGGACGTTGGAATGTAAAATCGCTACGAATAACACTTTGAATTTGCTGACGCAAAATTTCACGCCAGTTCATTTTAGGTTCTGTGAACTGTTGAATCATACGTGATACGCTAGCAGGAGTATTACCTGCACCAGCCGCATTGGCCGCTTGAATAGTAGCTTCGCGGATTTCATCACGAATCTTTTTCAATTCATCTTTGCTATAACTAGGCTGGCCGTCTTTACCTTGCTCGCCCCAGTCGATATGATCGTCTAGCAATTGACCAAGTGCTTGCAATTCTTGCTCGTCCATTTCGTCAAAGATTTTGTCGTAAACTTCTTCTGCACCCATACCATAGTATTTGGTGTCGTGGAAGATTTTAATATCTGGGATTTTGTAATCGCCGATATTATCACGAACTAATTGTCCGTTTACGCAATAGTCAGCCGCAATGTTAAAGATTTTAGGATCACGGCCTTCACGACGTGACATGTGATCAAATACGTTATGTAGAATTTCGTGAGCAATAACAAACTCAACTTGTTTAACAGTTAACTTTTCAAAAAACTCGCGATTAAAATAAATGTGGCGACCATCTGTAGCCGCTGTCATACACCATTCTTCTGCTTCTTCAATTTTTAAGCGTGTAGCCATGTTACCAAAGAATGGATGGCGAAGTAGTAGACCCACACGGGCTACAATAATTTTGTCGATAATTGGATCTGTTGATGACATGTATGCTCCTTTACTGTATGTATATATTATAACACCTCCCGAAGGAGGTGTCAAATACTACTAAATCGTATTATTTACGACTTTCTTTGTCTGTAGCGGCACTAATGTATTTGCCAAACTTAGCATGGAAGTCATCAAAACATGCAATTTCATCTGGATCCAATGGCAATTTGTAGCTAGACAACGCCAATTTAGTACCCATAATAACCAATTCAGTTTCAAAGTTGTTCATCATGAACTCGAAAAAGTTATTAACTTGATCGTTCCAGTTTTTGGCTTGCTTTTCGCAAGAGTCCTTCAATTCGTAGCACAATGACACAGTCAAAGAGTACATAGCTGAGATCTCTTTTGAATCCATCTTTTTAACCTTGCCAGACAAAATATCTGTCGGGTTTGGCATTTTACTAGCAATCTTACGATGTGCCATAAACTTAATAGCAAGTCCTTCGCCAATCGAACCGCAAGTCAAATCTGTTAGTGTGCCTTCGTCCGTATCATCATCTGTAAGCAATTCGCTAACAAAGGACCAAGAGCGTGGAGTAGCAAATGCACGTGAGCTAGACTTTGGATCAAAGTCATACAGTTCTTTCTTTGCAAAAGTAAGGAAACCAACTACGTCCTTATGGATCTTGTTTTCAGTAG